ATAGTGCAAAGCTTGGAGAGATTCAAGTAGTGAATATCTCGTGCAGAACAAACGGTGCAATAACTTCAGCTATATAGTACATTTTAAATAACAACCCCAATTCAATATGGCGACAAAAAGAAACGTAGACCTTATCACTGAAGCTTTTAGTGATGTGATGACAGCTAGAAGGAAATATGAACTTAAAAATCCTAATGGCGAAATATTAAAAGAAATATTCTTCCCACCACTTACGAGGTTTGATAGAAAGCAAGCCCAAGCTGCTGCTGGTACAGATGATGCTTTAACAATATCTACCAGGCTTCTTTGTCAACTTGCAGAGAATGAAGATGGTACAAAAGCTTTCGCTTCTGCTGATGCTGAAAACCTACAAAGATTCCTTCCAGAAAGTGTTTTAAACGACCTTGAATTATTTATGATGGATATCCAGGTTGATATCAATACAGCAAAAAACGAATAAGGCGAGATAACTGGTTAAACTTTGAGTTTTTTCTCGCATCAGAACTAGGAAAATCTGTACAAGAACTAAGAAAATCTATGACTGAAGAGGAGTTAATATATTGGGCTGGATATTATGAAGTTAAAAATGAAAGAGAAAAACAAGAAATGAATCGTCAAAAGGCAAAATCAAGGTAGAATATAATAAAGGTTATTTGTATTTGTGGCACAATCGACAGTTAAGTTAATAGTTGATGCTCAAAATGCAATCTCTCCATTAAAGAGAGTAAATGAACAGACCAAAGCTTTAAGCAGTAGTACAGATAAATTAAAAGGCAGATTAGATAGAAGCAATAGGTCTTTAAAAAATACTGGAAGATCGGCAAAAACAGCAAGTGCAGGTGTTGGAGGTTTAGTTGGTGCTTTAAAACCATTACTTGCGGCATTGGCTGTTGTTGGAACTGCAAGGTTTATTTTTTTTAAGACTGCTGAATTAGAAACTCAAAGAAAAAGTCTTGAACAACTAACTGGCTCTATTGAAGATACAAATAAAATAATAAAAGAATTGCAAGATTTTGGTGCTGTTACACCATTTACCAGTAGTGAATTAATAGAACAAACAAAAAGATTAAAAGCTTTTGGTTTTGAAACTGAAGAGTTGGTTGATACAACAAAAAGGCTTTCAGATGTGGCTGGTGCTACTGGTGCTGACCTTACAGGTATTGCCACAGCCTTCGGTCAGATAAGAGCAAAGGGTAAATTACAACAAGAAGAAAATCTTCAATTATTGGAAAGAGGAGTCAATATAACTGACGAACTTAAAAAAATTACAAAACTGCAAGGGGATGAATTTGAATCTGCAATGCGGAAAGGGGAAATCGGTGCTGATTTAGTTAATCAAGCATTAATAAATTTAACTAGCCAAGGAGCCATCTTTGCTGGAGGTGCAACTGCACAGGCAGATACTTTAAATGGAAAATTATCAACCTTACAAGATACGATTGACACTCTTGCACGAACAATAGGTGAGGATCTTTCTGAAGAAATTAAAGGGGTTATTGATATAGCTATTGCTGGTGTAAAAGAAATAAATAAACTAATAGAAAGAATCGGTGTTGCTAATAAAGTTGGCAGAATTAATCTTGCTAATATTGCGATGGAGGCTAGAGGAGAAGCAAGGCAACAAGTAAGACAAGAAAAAGGATTTTTTGCACCGTTAACAGGGGAAGGCCGTGAAAGAGAAAAAGAGTTATTTGAAGAAATAAAAGCAAGGAAAATAGAAGAAGCATTAACAACAAAAGAATTAACAAAACAAAAGGATACACAAGATAAAATAAAAGAAAGTGTAACGGCATCAAAAAATGAAGCTGCAATAATTAATGAAAAGACAGAATTATTAAATGAGTCTTTGGGTCAAACAAATACTGCTGTAAATACTATTAATAATGGTTCAAAAGAAATAACAGAAAATGTTAAAAAAGTTAAAAGTGAAACAGATCAACTAAAAAATGAATTTGCTGAGATAGGTGAAACGATTGGCAGTCAAATTACTGATGCCTTAGTTGGTGCGATAAATGGTACAAAATCATTAGGAGAATCAGCAAGAAATGTTTTGAATGACCTCGCAAATTCTATTCTAAAGTCAGGTATAAATTCTCTTTTAGGTGGTGTTTTTGGAGGAACGAAAATTGGTGGGTTTCTTGGTTTTGCAAATGGAGGCAATCCACCAGTAGGCAGGGCTTCTATTGTTGGAGAAAAAGGGCCAGAGCTTTTTGTTCCTCGTTCTGCTGGTACTATTATTCCTAACAATGCAATCGGTGGTGGTGGTGTGACAAATATGGTTACAATTAATGTAGACGCAACAGGTAGTGCCGTGGAAGGTAATGAAGAAGAGGCCAATGAATTTGGTAGCTTATTAGCTGTAGCAATTCAAGGTGAATTAGTAAAACAACAACGCCCTGGTGGAATTCTTTCTAATACAAGATAAATGGCAACTTTCCCATCAATCACGCCCACATATTCAGGCTTTAGAAAAACAAATCAACCTAATACACGCACTACTCAATTTGGTGATGGATACCAGCAGCGTGTTCAATTTGGATTGAATCAAAATCCTAAAGTATATAGTTTAACTTTTAATGTAAGTGAAACAGATTCAGATACAATAGAAACCTTTCTTGATGCAAGGGCAGAAGATCAGGATAGTTTTACTTTTACGCCCACAGCCGAAGCATCTTCAAGTAAATTTATTTGTAAAAGTTGGACAAAATCTATTCCATATAATGATAGAGCTATTATTAACGCAACATTTGAAGAGGTATTTGAACCCTAATGGCAGTACCAGTTTCACAATTACAATCAATAAATCCTGGTGCAATTATTGAATTATTTACACTAACACTTGATTCAACATTACATGGATCATCTACTGTTTATAGATTTCATAATGGTGCGAATCAAAATTCAAATGGTGAGGTGGTTTGGGCTGGTAATACATATCAAAGATTTCCAATAAAATGTGAAGGTTTTACGTTTAATGGAACTGGAACTCTACCAAGACCAACGGTAACGATAAGTAATATTCTTGGAACGATTTCTACGATTTTAGCTGATGTAAACCAAACAACTTCTGGTAATGATTTAACTGGTGCAAAACTTACAAGAATAAGAACTCTTGGGCGGTTTCTTGATGCCGCAAATTTTGCTAGTGGTTCTAATCCTACAGCAGATTCTTCAGCAGAATTTCCTCAAGAAATATACTTTTTAGATAGAAAAATAACTGAAAATAGAGATATTGTTCAATGGGAAGCCATTTCTGCACTTGATCTTGTAAATGTAAAATTACCAAAAAGAATTGCTACAAGAGACATTTTCCCTGGTATTGGTACTTTTAAATAATGACTTGGAAAGATTTTGCCATAGAACACGCTAAAAAAGATGCACCAAATGAAGCTTGTGGTTTAGTTGGTATATATAAAGGAAAAGAAAAATATTATCCTTGTAAAAATCTTGCTGATGATTTAGGTGAACAATTTATAATATGTCCTGATGCATGGGCAGATGCAGAAGATGAAGCAGAAATTGTAGCTGTTTTTCATAGCCATCCAAACGTACCACCAACAGCTAGTCAAGCAGATTTGGCATCCTGTGAATATTTAGATTTACCTTTTTATATTGTTACTCCAGAAACAGAACAATGGAATTATTACGAACCATCAGGATATAAAAAAGGATTAATTGGTAGAGAATGGAAGTGGAATATTCAAGACTGCTGGAGTTTAATCGAAGATTGGTTTCAAGAAAAACAAAATGTAAAAATACACCATTGGCCTAGACCAAAAAGTCCAAAAGAATTTAGTAAAAATCCATTATTTGAAGATGCTTTACCTAAATTAGGTTTTGTTGAACTAGAAAATACGATAGATTTAGAAAAAGGAGATGTTTTGTTGATGGATACAACTAATACAGGAAAACTAGATCATGTTGCTTTATACATAGGAGATCAAACAATTCTTCATCATTGTGTGAAAAGACTTAGTTGCAGAGAAACTTTTGATCAAAAATATATAGAATGGACAAAGAAGAAATATCGTTATGCTTAATAAAATAAAATTATATGGAAGATTAGCTCGTTTTATAGGAGAACGTAGTTTTGAAGCGGA